ACTGGTAGGCAGGTTTACGCCACACCCTACTAATGTAGCGCAGTGATGTTTTTTATTTAATTTTAAGAAAAGGAAATTTTAATATGTTTTATGTAATCGCACTAGTAGTAATCGCTTACTTGGTATACCGAGGCAAAGAGCTCGGATACCTCGATAAGGTTCTTGGTAAAGAGAGCGATCAAGCAGCCCCAACTGCAACACGTTTCTTTCCGTGTGTACTTGATGGCTCTTTCACGATGCCTGAGCACGAAGCCCGTATCGCAGCTCGGAATACATCCCTAGTGAACCGCGGCCATGTCGTAACACGCGATGATGCGGTCGATAATGCAGTATTGGGCGGTGGCTCGCCAGATGGCGGAATCTGGTTGTCAGGCCGCTTCCATTTTGAGATTGACGCGCAGGGTCAGAAGACAGATGCGTCGTGGATTACTGTATTCTCTGATGAACACTTCCCAGTGACGGGTGGCGTGACAGGTACTGGTGAAATCCGCATGGGTTCACCTGCAGGTGTAACAATTACTGGTCAGATTATAGGGACTACAATCACTGGTAAAGTATCAGAAGCAGGAATGATTGCTGCAGTTGGCTCACTCGCTGGCCTTGATGGTAATTTGGTATCCCGAGACGGCAATGACTATTTGGAGTATGTCCACGGCGTTATGACTGGTACGTTTACACCAAACGACAAACTTTGATTTAATAAACTACTCAGTTACTTTGAAAAAGCGCCGGGCGCTTTTTCTTTTGTCGAGACCACCGCCAGCTCCAAGTACCATACAAAAAAGAACCTAGAACCGTACTCAATATGACTAATATAACCAAATCAATCAAAAATAAACCCATTATCTCAGCAACACTAACAACTCGCGATGATGTTGTTGAGTATTGTATAACACGAGGACATTTGCGGCGAGATCAGTGGAAAGGTTATCACCCAGATACAGCTAGTGCTATTGATAAGTTTCTTGAAATTGATTCAGTGGCACAGACTAGCGCCGATCTACTTCTCAGATTTGATGTATTAAATCCCACCAAAAAGGCAAAGGCCAACAGCCTGGCTCATTACGTGCGTCGGGGTTGGGATCCGGTGGAGGCCCAACGTGATATCGCCACTCAGCAACGTAGTCACAACTCATTCAAACAGGCGGCATTGACCCCCGAGCATTGGATTGCGTGTGGTGAGACTCCAGAGCGCGCTCTGGAACTAGCTGATGACAAGCGATATGGATCAACAGCCAGGCGACCTGAATACTGGATGAAGAAAGGATTCACCTATGAAGAGGCACTAGCCGCTGTAAGTAACCAACAGGCAAAGCAGTCATACCGCTCTACCAAATACTGGACAACACAGGGATTATCTGATGAAGAAGCTCAGCAAAAAGTCAGTGAGTCTCAATCGAACCACGCGCAGGTATATGCTCAACAATGGCGAGATGGCAAAGGAGATCGTAGTACCCGTGTCCGTACACTAGAATATTGGCTTGTGAAAACTAGTGGTGATGTTCCAGCGGCTAAGAAAGCTCTTAGAGATTGGCAAAGAACGTTTTCGTTAGAATTGTGCATAGAGAAGTATGGTATTGAAGTGGGAACTAGCAAATGGCAAACTCGGCAGGATAAGTGGCAAACGACAATGAACAGCAAACCACTCGACGAACAGGTCAGAATTAAGTCAGCTAAACATATACCTGGTAACGCCACTCCATATGGTAAATTATCTCAAAAGTTGTTCTGGGCGATATACGCCGATATCAGTGAGTTGGATATTCGAGTGTACTTTGCTACTCTCGATCACACTACTGGAATGATAGCTGAAAATGTGGTTCGTAACTATGAATACTGCATCCAGACACCACTAACGGTTTATCGCCCAGACTTTTTCGTCCCTGAACTCAATTTAGTGATTGAATTTGATGAAAAATACCACTGGACAGGAACAGCACAACAAGACTCAGATGCGACCCGCCAAGCTGCTATAATCAAAGCGTTAGAGCCATCAGGGCCGGTTCACTTCTTTCGAGTGCGAGAAACAGAATTTACAGATGATGAAAAAGCCACCAGTGATAAGTTAGTGGCTCAAATTTTCAAAATTTATGACGCTAACTTATCGTAAATTTGCGAAGTGTTGTCAATTTTTATCACACTCCGCAAATCCCCCAGCTACCTATCAAATTTGTAGTTCCAAGTTGACACTTCCCAAGTCCCCCCGCACCCAGCACGATTGCGAAGTTGCTCGCGCCTTTGGCCACTGCCGTCACGATAGTCTTCATGTCGTCTAATTGCTCTTCATATGGGATCCGGCTAGCCTGAGCACTTGGATACTGACGAGCTGCATCATTCTCGTTGTCTGTGTATGCATCTTCAGCACCACCTGAGCGGACCTCCAGCGCAGTCCGACCTTTTTTCGGTGCCGCATCGAGCACACTTTGAACGACGCTATCGCGATCAAAATCATCACTCGATCCAATTAGGGTAAACCGTTGTCGCCCCGCACCATCAGTTTTGATATCAAAAGCATCTTTGTACTTGCTTGTCAATTCACCAAAAATTCGTTCTTGGTTGCGGCCCATCTTAGATATATTAAACTTAGATACAGGACCTGCCTCCAAAGCGCCAACAACATCAGAATACGCATCTTCTTTGAGTACGAGCTCGCTACTTGTTGATAGTGAACGCACATAGTGAATGCTCTCAGACTCTCGCAGTACCTTGATATCCAACGCAACTTGTGAGATAGATTCTTCTGTTGATAATTCCACCACACCGACGCGAGGTTCTGAGACTACACGCGCAAGTGTCGGTAAAATAGTAGCAAGAGACAGCGTCCCCAATGGGGCACCGTTTAGTGCTGTGATCTGGTAGTTAGGGTACTTTGTCGATCCATCCCACACGGAGATTGATTCTAATGTTGACGAAGCTGAGGTACTCGTCCAATTGAATCTTAGACTTTTTCCTGATTCTGTGAAGTATCTCAGTCCGATACCTGAACCAGCGGCACCCTTATAATGCTCCATTTCTGGAAGTGCATACAGTGTACCCAGAGACTTCTCGAGATATTGTTTAATCAGTCCGATCGAGCGCTCAAAATCTGCTGTTCGGATGCCTTCGGAGATGTATTGTAAAAAGTTCATTTTGTGTGAAATAAAGTGTGAGTTTGATGTATTTACACAGGAACTTTAGTTCGGCAATGGTGTTGACTTTCGATCTGAGTTGTTGTACAATAGACCCTAAGAGCAAGTGTAGCAAATAGCAAAGGTTGTGAATGTATGAGTGATATTAAACCTGGTACTTTGATGGAGTACGTCGATACACTAGACAAAGCGACAATTTGTGATATTCTTATTGCATATGATGATTATGCACGAAATGGGATTGCCACCCTGCCGTCCCCACTCCTGTATCACGCACTCCAATTTGTAGTACTCACTGGCCGTGACTGCAGTCGTGCTGTAACACCCGACAGTGAAATGGCTCGACTCATGGGAGATTTAGCATTCCGATGCGCACGAAATTTTAGCACTCGCTATATCGAGTCTATCAAATGACCACACCAGAGTCAGGTGAGATAACTGGCGCTCACATCACTACCGCCCTCGAGCAGTTAAAGAAAAGGGTAGAAAGTATTGAACGAAGTGCAGCTGATCTCCGGGCACTACACGCCCGCCTGGCTGTAACATCCGATGCACTTTCTGGTACAGTTGCAACCAACGTCGAAATCGATTGACACTCGCCTCAAGTGTGTACTAATAGTGGTACACATGAACCCTCATACACACATCATGGCAGATTTCTTTTGGTATCTAGTTAGTTTTTTGATCACTCTCGGTCTTGGTCAATTCTACTTTCGCCTCTCAGCAATTGTCAAACTCTCGTTTGAAGAACATATTGCTACTGGTAAGAAAGGATCAGACCTGACTCAGTATGAAATTGAAGATGTTGTACTCGCACCGTATGTGGCTGTGGGGATCTTCTTGGTATCACTGATTCCACTGATTAACATAATTGCGTCCTTGGTATTATTCGCAGCACTCGTCTGGTTGATTCTCACTGGAAGCTGATTTTTATCAACACATTACCCACACATATATCATGTTCAATAGCATCACTCTCTACAAAAATCTAATGACTCTCTGTGCAGAAGGGGATACGTTCTATTTCAAGGATTTCGAATATCTCGGCCGCACTCTGAGGATTTTCAACTATCGGTTGTCTACCTGGACAGAATTTCTAAAACCCGGAGCACTAGATTGTCGTGGCACGACATATGACATCACTGATGGGAATATTGGATTAGTAGCTCTCCCACCACAAAAATTCTTCAACTTCGAAGAAGGTGGGGCCGATCACTCGGCTTGTGAAGTTCGTACTGTGATGGAAAAGTTGGATGGTTCACTCATTAACACAATGTTAATCAACGGAAATCTCCATGTCAAATCAAAAGGATCGGTATATTCCGACCAGGCTAGCGATGCAGCAGAATACATTGCACATCACGAAGAATTGAGATTAGTACTAAAAGAGTTTGAGGTGCGAGGGTTCACTGTCAGCTTGGAATATACAGCACCTCATAACCGAATTGTGATTGGCTATCAAATCCCTCAACTGAGAATCTTAGGCGTCCGTAGTAGATCTACTGGTGAATACCTATTGCCACCTGATTTTTGCAATATTGTTGTAGTCCCGCCAGAATATGTGGTTCAATACCAGACATCGACTCAGGCTCCTGGTGATATAAATGCGGACTGTAAGGCTCTACTCGAAGGAGAAGGCTGTGTGGTTGAGCTGGTACATCCTACTACACGGGCACGATACCTCGTTAAGTGCAAAGCCGACAAGTATTGCCTCCTGCACAAACAGAAAGATAACATCAACAGTCCTCGGGCACTGTTTGAATTAGCCGCCACCCAGGCAACTGATGATATTCGTGGTTTGTTTACTGGAGACCAGTACGTACAGGAGCAGATTACCCGCATGGAGAATTATGTGTTCCCTCTATTGAACCGCATTGAGGTGGAGGTTACAGAGTTCTGTGCTGATAATAAGCACCTACCCCGCAAGGAGTACGCAATTGCGGCTAATAGCCACGGCTCGCCAGCGCTGATGAGCCTCAAGATGAATGAGTACTTGGGCAAACCAAATAACTACCCTGAGTACTTGATTAAGAAGTATTCAGACTATAGGCCTGAGTGGGCTCACGTTCGAGAGTTAGAGTCTGCTTCACTAATGGCTGAGGAGTAAAGTATATTGTATGATAGACTGTACATAAATACGCCCACACTCAGAATACGTGCGGCGGCACTCCCACTTCAGGGCTGCACCGACCTTAGATACCCATATTGAACATGATATTATTGACAGCATCACAGCGGATGTTTATTCGTGAGCACTGTGCCCCCGTATTGTCTACGGTGACACAACCACTGGTGTACGGCAATAGTGTCAAAGCATTCAGCATCTGCAAAGTACGGCACTCCAATAAACCACTGAGCGAGCACACTCTCATCCAGGACACCATTAGCAATTATCCAGGTGCATCCAATCGATGTATTACAACATCACCGACAGCTAACTGCTATGCGTTTCCTATAGGCACGTACAACTGGAGACCTGTCGTATTTGAGATTGGGGCAGACTTATCTCACATATCACTGCAACTATTAGAGCACACAATCAGGGATCGCTATAGTGCATCATCAGACATAAACACCGTGTTATCAGAATCTTCTGCACCAATCGAATTGTTTGGAATGCAGAAAGTTGTGTTAGTATCCACTCGAGTAGCCCCATCATACGCAGCACTTCTGGAGATGATCGCCCAATGATTAACTCGGATAATTTGACAACAAAGCGAGTCACAAACAAAGTTTATGTTTGTCTGGTGTGCAAGAAAGCAACATACAAGCGGATCACTGGTGGCGCCATTTCATTTTTCGATAATTGTACATTGACAGAAAATTGTAGTGGTAGGTTGGTGCGCGATCACAATCAACAGCCAAGCAAGCGATCTGAACTTACGTGGCGAGAGAAGTCTCGAGTGTACAAACACGAATTCACCAACAAACAAATTGTTGAGATTCCACATCGATTTGGTCACCTCGGCGCTGTGATGATTGAACCATTCGTTCTCATAAACAGTACTGGTGGAATTCAATCTATTAAACAGATGGTTCACACAGTGGTCGGTCAAACTGCAAACTCGGTTACGATCGATCTTGGATTTACACGAAGTGGGACAATTGTCGTGACTGATAATCAGTATCACCTACCAAATCGAGCATCTGTAGTTGAATATCCGGCTTCACCACTGCTCCTGTTGGATCGCTCACTAACAATCGCTGTCGACCAAGAAACCGCCCTGTTGAGTGTACCAGTTCAAGTCAAAACACTGAGTGCTCAGAGTTATACTACAGTATACATCGACTTTCTTAACCACATCTCAAATCCATTTGGGATTAACAGTACTTCACTGTGGAATCGCTACAAGTTCCTCGCCGCCGATAAACCATACTATTTGTATTCTGCAATAATTCCTCAGAACTTACTAGCACGGGGAAATACTCTGACTCTCCAACTTTCGGGTGACTGGATCATCCCACTAACAGCACCGCCAAGTGTCGATGCCTCTGATATTGTGATGAACCAGTACTGGAGGGGCACTAACTCACAACCTGGGGATCTCGTATCAGAAGCCAATCAACTGATCATTTCTAATCCTTCTGGCATTACAGTGTTACCCAAACAGTTTGTTGTGGTATAAATACTTTCGCCGACTACCATATACATATATGCCTACAACTGTAAAATCTTTCAATCCAACAACTCGTCGATTTGAGGACGTCACTATTACTACAGGTGGATCATCGGTTGTTACTACGACTACGCCTGCAACGACCGTGGACGATAGCTCAGTGACTACGACATTCTTTGGTGGTAATACATCCGCACTCGGAACGCCAGATGGTTGGGTAACCACAGTAGTACCTGGTGTGGTTGATCCTATTAGTATTCCGTACTACCGCACATAATCAATACTAAGTTGGTATTACCTAATACTAAAAGTGTATTCAACACTTTTATAATGCACTATAGTCACTCATAGTGCTTTTTTCCTTTTACTCTCTCGTATATCCAGAGTACTCAAACATTCAACAATGCTAAATTCCGAACAACAATTGCAGTTAATATCTCAGTGGATAGCTGACACTAATTTGTTCGCCAGAACTATATCCATAGTAAAGCCACAATACTTCGATCCTGAATATCGCAAAGCCATAGCTTTCATACTGCAATACAACACGGATTATAATGGTATTCCAACACCATCGATGATTCAGACTGAAACTGGAATTGTTATTCCTAGTGTGACACTCACCCGCGATCAGATTAAATTTAATACAGATCGGTTGGAATTATTTTGCAAACAATCTGCACTTCGATTAATCATCATAGAAAAATCACCAGACCTCATCATCAACAATAAGTTGGGGGAGTTGGAGACATTAGTACGTGATGCTATTTCGATTAGAGTGGATAGCAACACCGGTATTTCATTTTTCGATAAAATCGAAGAACGTTCGGGGCATGAATCACAGGTCCAGAGATTTTCTACTGGTTATCCAGATCTTGATGCTAAGATGGATGGGGGAGTTGCTCGGACGGAGATGCTCTTGATGCTGGCAATTTCTGGAGGCGGAAAAAGTGTATCTATTTTAAACTTTGGTCTGAACCTGATTAAGCAGAAGGAGAACGGCAAGTACTTGAACTGTCTGTGCGTATCATTAGAATTATCAGAAGAGATGTTTGATAAACGTACCCAAATGATTGTGTCGGACAAGAGCTCGTTTGATGTCAGTAGGAATGTCGAAGATATCCAGGCTATTGTAAACGCACAGTCAGAATTTCATGGCGATCTAATCATCAAGAAGATGCGGCTCGGGACTACTGCTAATGATATTCGGGGATTGATCAAAGAGATTCAGATCAAAAACGGCTACACTCCAGATGTGATTGTATTAGATTACTTAGATAAGTGTTATCCAATTCAAAAAGTTTCGACTGAAAATATTGGCACGCGTGATAAGTTTATCACAGAGGAATTTATTGATCTGCTGATGGAGTTTGACATGATCGGCTTAACAGCATCTCAATTAACAAAAAGCGCCGCCACCGTAGAGGTATATGATCAGAGCCATCAAGCAGGCGGCGCTGAGAAAATACGTAGTTCGGATTGGTGCTTGGCAATTCACTTGACGGATGCAATGCGGGCAGCTGGCCAAATTGGATTTCAGTTTTTGAAAACTCGGAGTTCGGATGGTGTGGGTAGTATCGTCAACCTAGGTTGGAAACCCAAATCTCTGAAGATCTTCAATCCGCGTGATAAACAGACCTCAAGTTCATCTGGTTCTCAGTCATCAGTGATAGTGAAGAGGAAATCTCTCAGTGGTCTTTTCGACCTAACGTAAATAACTAACACATAACCACTACCCACCAGCCATGCGATTTCTATCTTATATAAGTGAGGGTATAACCCACATCGAAGATCTTGATATCGATACACTAGTCAGTGTGTTGACCAGGTTAACCCAATTTATTGCAACTGAGAAGCTGGATGGTGCAGCCCTAAGTTTTGGTTTCGATTCGGATGGTAAGTTGTTTTGCTCTCGACAGCAAAAGGGGTCGAGTTCCCGCCGCTATGAACCCGAGGAGTGGGGTTCGTCAGCCGCAGCGACAGGATTCAAATCTGCACACAAAGCGCTTCTGCAAGTGGCTCACATCCTGGCTCCGGCAGTTCCAACTGATGTTATAATAGAAGCAGAAGTCCTATTTGGAGCCCAACCAAATGCTATTATATACGGAAGCTCTTGTATCGCGTTCCTCCGAGCCATGTCACCAGATTCTGATTCGATTATATCCAAGATCAAATCACTGATACTTCCAAAAGTATCGATACCGACAGAAATATACACTTCTGCAGATGGTGAGACGATTCAACAGACTGAAGAACCCATTACTTGGAGGTTCGTAACACCCCAACAGCTCGATACTCAGAGTCTTGCACAAATTGATTTCAGTGAACAGATCGATCAACTTAAACAATATCTAGCTCAGAGCGTAGACTTGCAGACGGGAGAAACGCTAAGTGTTCATGATATCTCACAATCCAAGTCCCGGTCTCCAGAAATTAGTGCACTGAAGAAGCAGATTGCAGATGAAATTTTGCACAATTTCAAACTACCGATTAAGCAATCACTCCTAGTGAATTTCGTCCGGACGCTACAACCATCACTTAGGGACACTCCAAGGGTTTCTCCTACCATCGACCCTGGAGTTGAGGGGGTCGTGTTATTCGACCCTAGTACAGATACTCAGGTGAAAATCGTGGACAAGGATGTATTTTCTGCTTTCAACCAATTCAATTTTGCGATCAGGAGCCAACTGAAAGCTGCTATCCCTCGCCCTGTCGCAGATAATTTAAAACTGATCGAGACCCGAACGGGGTCAATCTACTCGGACCTGTTAGAAGACCTCGCCGGTATTTTTGGATATCCAAAACTCGCTCGAGCCACTACTATTCGAGGGTTCCTGGCAACTCGACCAGACTTTTCTGCAAACATCGCTGATTTTTCTACAACTCGCAGTGATATCGTCGATTCGTTGCAAACTGCACTCAATGCCGCAACACAACTCAACACAACATTCAAGAAGTCTGTGAATGATCTATCTCTACAAGCTGCCGGCCGAGAGTTTCGGTATTCGCCAGAAATTATCAAACGAACCCTATCGATGTCTGCTGAAATAATAACAGATCTTAGGGATTCGATTAGAGTTGTTTCAGCCGCCCAGACAATCGACCCAATTGTCACAAAGATCTATAAGTCATTCCTAGCCAATAAGTAACTTATACATCAAATAAAAAGTCATCCTTCGTATTATGAAACTCCGCACAATATTAGAATCTCTAGACGCTTGTTCTACAACAAGCGCATCAGTCACCTCTCCAGCAGGTATCGAAATCCCGAGTCAAAAAGCAACGCGGCGCGGAAAGAAGCTTACCAAACGGATCACAGAATCCGTTTGGATGAAGTTCGACACTTCTACAGCCCTGATGTTCAATATCGACAGTGTTCTCCGAGAAGCCACCAGCGAGGACACAGGTGATACAGAACAAGTGCGTAAGGTTGTGGATGATACAAATGATAAAGTGGACAACGCGCTCCGCCAGTCGGAGACAGAGTCTCCAACTGATATTTCAATATTCGGACTACAAGATGCTGATGGTCACGTAATCAAGGTTACTGTTTCGCGAGAAGAAGCTGGTGAGTTTGAGAACTCTTTGGCAGATCTGTTATCTGATAATGATTCAGGTAAAGAAGTTGCTGAAATCATTCACATTCTCCAACAACAGTTTGATATTCTTAATGTTGAATGGAATGACCCAATCGAGGGAGATGACCCACTTGAAGAGGCTGATGAAACGCCTGAGTCTGACACTACTGACTTAGAGTTGCCTGCTGAAGAAACACCAGGTTCTTCGTCTGCTGATTCGACTAATCTTGATTTGGCCGGTGATGAGTTGACAGCTGGAGAATCCATACCTTCGACGGTTGATGATGCGTCGACAGTAGAGTTGTTGCAGTCTGTAATCAATCTACTCAAACAAGAAACAGAAGCGCGCGCAGCGGCCGTAGCAGTAGATCAAGCTAAAGCCGCCTCCGAACTTGCTACCGTCGAACATGATTCCCTCAACCAAGAAATTGCTCAACATCAAGAAATTGCCGACATGGAGCAGGCTGAAGATAAGCAGAAAGAGGAGCAGAAAAATGAACGGTTAATCGCCCGCCTGGCAAAGTATCGATCATCCACTACCCCACCTGAACAAGGCACTCCACAACTGTGATTCCATTTAATACCCCCAATTGGCTTGACCAATACGACTTTAAAAGTAAGACTGCTCCAACAGGTAGCCGAGTATATGAAGTAGAAGCTGGGGTATTTTACCCCAGTGTTACTACCGTGCTGGGAATAGCAAACGAAGAAAAACAATCAGGGATCACTCGATGGAAAGCCGCCGTAGGGGCGACAAAGGCCAATAAAATTACTGAAGACGCTTGTGTTCGTGGTACTGCAGTACACGACATGTTGGATAATTGGCTAAATGATACTTCTGTTGAGGTTCCACTAGCAGACTTGAGTAAAGAAGTCGCTGTACCCTTCCGACAAATCCGGTCCCAGTTATTAGCGAATCTGACAGAGATTACACTCAAGGAGCAGTGTCTGGTATCGCACACGCTGAAAACCGCTGGACGAACTGATTTGATGGGTACTTGGAAAGAAAAACCAGCATTCATCGACTTCAAGACAGCAAACAAGGCAAAACTTGAGAGCGACATTCAGGATTACTTCCTACAAGCAACGGTGTACGCACTGTGCTGGTACGAAATGACTGGAGTGTTGGTTGAAGACTTGGTAATCATCATCGGTAATCAAAATGTGTTTAAACCACAGGTGTTTGAGCGTAAGATCAATCCATATATAAAGCCAGTGCAGCTCGCTTTTGAGAAGTACCATAAGATGACACAAAAATGACCCAACCAGCAATCCGATCTCCATTTATGATTTTCGAAGAGGCTCTTTCGCCTCTTCAGTGTGAATTATTGGTGCAAGACGCATCCTTCTTGTTTCCTGATATCGACAAAAGTAATCGTCCAGTACTCACAGCTAAGCATACCCCACTGGCTCACTCAGTCGTCACGAAATTTCTAGATTCCAAAAAGCAAGAGATTGAGGCTTATTATGGTTGTATGATTATTGATACAGAACCAACACGAGTTCTCTGGGCGGATAGTACAGTTGTTCCTATCCCAGTGTGCGACAATTCATCTCGCTTCAAAGGCAACTGGATTCGCATTCACAATCGGGACGTAACCGCTGTCGTATTTCTGGCTGATTTCAATGACGCACCACCATTCGATAGTGATTTTGAGGTCTACGGTGGTAAGATGGAGTTCCCTACATATGGGTTCGGCTTTAACCCAAAACGCGGAACGATGATCATCTATCCATGTGATCCGCACTTCACCCATGTATTCTCTCCTGTAGATGTCGGCGACATGTACGCAACAAAAACATTCATCTCATTTGAGACCCCGCTGCTATTCCAACCAACTGATTTCCCAGGCACTTACTTGGACTGGTTGAAGACTAAATTTTAATAAAACACAAGGACACTATTACAATGGCAACAGAAGGATTCGACTTTATTATCCCTAGCAGTGATGCAGAGCGTAAGCAACTATCTATTATGATCGACGAAGCTTGTTCGTGCTTGCTCAGAGCAGAGGCAGAACGCGACCACAAGAAGGAAGTTATCACAGCGATCAAAGAACAATTCAAACTAGACACAGGAATTTTGAATCAAGTCATCGCAATGCGCCACAAACAAACTTTTGCTAAGGTGGAAACTAAGCAAGAAGCTACCCGTGAATTGTACACTACTCTATTTGGCGATCACTAAATTATGAATGTATTCAAATTAGTCGGTGGTGACCTGACTTCAGTCAATTCTCAGTTGGTACGGCTTGCTGGCCCGACAACAGAATCTATTGTGATTGAAAGTGAACAAGACTCTACTGCCCTAGAATTCGCTCAGCAAGTCGCAGGGCTCATCGCTGGTACTCGTCCAATTAAGGAATTATCGGTATTCGGATATGAACTAGGGCTGGCATCTAAGCAGCGCAATCTGAAATATCGCGTATTTTGTATCCAGTAAATATAATTCTCTGACCAACATAACAAAGAAGATCTCAATACATGGAATCAACACTCTTTACCCAATATTCAACCGTACTTAGCCACTTGGCTACCAGCACTGCCCAATCCCAAGCTGGTGATTCATCAGCTGCCCTCACATCTGTACACGCCGCCCAAGCAATTATCAGCACCATCGCTGCATCAAAGATTGCAGATCGATTACGCGATCATAATGTGGAAATAGCTACGACAAACCAAAATTTATTCAACAAGTAACCAAAAATACTATGGACAACCAACATAAAATTATCAAAGGCTACAGAGACCTTTCCCAATCTGAGATCGATTTGATGAATGAGATTAAACAACAGGGTGTTATATTGGAGGCACTGTGTTCCCGCCTCCGTGGGGATCCTAGTGTCAACCTGCGTTGGGTAAGCATTGGTACTACCGATCTACAGACGGGTCTCATGGCGCTGGTGCGTAGTGTAGCACAACCAACTACTTTTTGATGAGTAACTTCAAGTTTGCACTTAATGCAGTTCAGGCCACCCAGTTTATCGAGTGGTCAAAAACGCACAGTGTGTCACCCTGCGCATTAGGAACTCAATACCAATTCTCATTCACGCCAACTGGTCTGGGTGATGCTGTAACTGTTACCAATCTAATCACAGGTGAGGAACTAAACTTGACGGATTATGATTCATGGTGATGGTTGTGCTTAGTTGAGTCCATGTTACCAATTGGTGTATAAAGTGTGGAGAGTCTCCACACTTTTATTTGCTCAGAACTTCAGTACTAAATTCATATGCTTAGATTAATTGCAACCACCGCCGCCCAGTCCACAGGCAAAACCACCCTACTAAATTCCCTGAACCAAAACCATGGACACAGCGTGGTCGCCCGGAAATCATCTCGATCCATTCAAAGTGAATGGAATGTTACATTAGATCAGATAAATTCAGACAATGAATTGACAATCAAATTTCAAAATGAAATATTGAGAAGAAAATTGGCAGATGATATGGATACCTACGATGAGGTGCAATGTAGATATACCCCACTCCAAAGTCCACTCCTGTTCACTGAACGCAGTCCTGTAGATTTATTCACATACGCACTACTGGCTCTTGGTCGAGTTCCACGCTTATCCTCGTGGGTCGACGATTACTATACTCAGTGCGTTGAATCAATTTCCGCATATGATCACATCATTTATATTGAGGGTGGTAAATTCCCAGCAGTTGCAGAGGAGCAACGCGCATCAACTAATCTCCACTACACAAAATTAGTAGACACCACAATGAGATCGTACTATGATGAGATGGTACCAAAGAATAAACAGATCATCATTTCCACAACAGATCTAAACGAACGGTGTGAACAAGTTCTAAATGCGATAAGATAAGTAATCTAAGATGATTGTCGAGAGAGCAACTCTGAGAGTTGCTCTCCACAAACTTGAGGTGATAAAACTAGCAACAATCGGGTGCAAATCCCGACGCCTCCACCAAAAATATTCCTGGCTGAGTCAACCGGGTAGTAGAATGTTTTTGGTGGGGGCGATCTAGAATCGACTGATAGAGAATAGATCTCAACTACAATCCGACGAGCCCGTAGTCGTTAAACCACAGCACTCAATAATAAATCAAAATGATGAATTATTCGCGTTAGTCGCTTAAGAACCGACAATCGCTGAGGTTAGTCACCTTATAACCAATCGACCGAAAAGGGGCCTCACAAGGGCCCCTTTTCTGCTTGCACCACCCACCGATACTAAAATACCCACATTTTCAGTATACTAAATAATGACGTACTCAGCATTATACACAGAAACAGAGTGTAGTAGTGTTACATCACGAGAAAGTCAACTCACAATCATGTTTCAATATAAAAATCAAACTCCAATTGAAGTCCGTCCTGGTAAGTGGAACCATATTGCGTGGATTGACCCAACCGGTACCGGTATCTGGGAAGAAGTCGCTGTTGTCAATATTGACAACAACGGCAACGTGCATCACATTCCATTGTCGAGCCTGGATCAGATCGACAAACGCCGCCTGTTTGATATCATCTCCAATCGTCAGGCTACACTATTCCCACTGTATGAGTTGTTTGCACAAAAGACATTGGGCAATGCGATGAACGCACTGGAGTACTTCCAGCAAGTTGTAAAAATTCTCACCCCATCAGGCCAAGTGCTCACACCTAGATTGGGCCAAGTTGGCGGCGCCGCAGCCCAACTCCAACAGATCGCCCAAAATAGCCGTTAATACTCGACTAAAACCACCACAAAGAAATAGGGCACACACGTTGCCCTATTTCTTTGTTGTCAACACAGCTAACTTCCTTGATAGTAATACAGATGCTGACACAAGTATTGTGTAATAAATAATCCACCCGAAACATACTAAAAATGTCCCACGAAACCAAACAAACTCCCATCACCAGTACACTGCAATTAGGTGTCCTCGGTGAAGTACTGATCACTGATGATCTTGGTAATACTGTCCTAGAAAAAACAAATGCAGTGCATCCACAGAACATGAGTCGAATTATTGCACGTGCGCTTGCAAGCGAACCAAACTCTGGCATCTATCGGGTGGCATTTGGCAGTGGTGGCACATTCGTCGACGCCACAGGCACAGTGTCCTTCCGTACAGTCAATGATGGTAACCTGCCTGATACAGCCAATTGGGAATCTCGCTTATATAACGAAGTGTATTCTGAGGTGATTGATGATTCTAGTTCGTTGTTAGGAAGTGGTGTAGGTACTGTTCCAGGCGGCGATGCCTCAGTCGCTCCTACTGGGGTAGTAAGTTTGGAGTTACCAACACTCAAGTCACAAGTTGTCATTACGTGTGTGTTGAATAAAGACGAACCATCAGGTCAAGTTCGAAGCTCGCTATCCCCCACGACTGCAGTAACCGACTTTACCTTCGATGAGATAGGATTATTTTCTGCAGGACTCCCTCGCATCGCCACTCAAGGTTATCAAGATGTATTAGTTGGAGGGAAGACATTCGATTCGCTCACCGGCCTGACCCCCAACACTTTCTATGCGTTCGATATCACTGTTGATGGAATTTTAAAGAATATCTCAATCACTACACCAAGCACAGGAACGGGACTGAGTGGAGCAATTACATACGAGGATTTAAATGAGTTGCTTAATACAGCGCTGTCACTTGCTGTAGCTGGTTGCAATACCCAAGTGAGTGAACCTGGCGTCGTTACATATGGAGCACTACGATTCGTCAGCATCACAGCCGGCGCAAACTCAAGCGTCAACATTTTTACTCCATCACTTCCGTATCCAAGTACTTGGTTATTCTCTAATCTGACGGGATTCACAAATGTGGATGCAGGACACTCAGGGCAAGCTCAAGGTACTGCTAATAATCCGTCCAATCCAGCTTCTGAACGCGAGAGATTGCTTTCTCATCTGATCTTTAGTCCTTTAGTCAAGACAGCCGACCGCATCTGGACAATTTTATATAAGATTACTGTCACCGTCGCTCAATCTAACACAACTCCTTGATACATGACATATAAAGTAATTCCAATACACCAGGTTCGCGATGAACTGAATGCTGTTAGTCCGACCCTGTGTTTGGCTAAATGGACACAAAGCACAATTCATCTGAATACTGGTCATACCCACTCGTGTCCTCATCCTGCACCTCACAAGATCCCGTTGACTGAGTTGCAACACAACATAAGTGCTCTGCATAATACCCAACACAAGATCTCAGCTCGCCGTGACATGCTTGCAGGTGTACAGACTAAGGAATGTGACTACTGTTGGAAAATTGAAAATCTATCTGAAGATCACTTCAGTGACCGAACGTTCAAGAGTGGAAACTCATGGGCTTATTCGAGATTTGAAGATGTTTTGGAATCAGGTACCGGCGAAAGCTTCTTTCCCTCGTACATAGAAGTTAATTTCGAGAATACCTGCAACTTTCGGTGTTTGTACTGCTCCCCCGATGTTAGCTCACGTTGGATGGAAGATTCACTTAAAGGTCCGTACAAACTAGTGAACCAGACTTTCAATGATTTGGACTACTTGAAATCAATCGATAAGCTACCAATTTCTCGTAAGGAAGTTAACCCATATGTAGAAGCTTTCTGGAAGTGGTGGCCAGAGTTGAAAACTAAGTTGACTCACTTCCGCATAACTGGAGGCGAACCGCTGCTTAGTAAAAATACTTGGAGAATTATCGACGACTTGATCGAAAATCCTCAGCCAAATCTAGATTTTGCGATCAATACAAATATGTGTGTGCCTGATGAGTTGATTGCTCGTTTGGTTGATTCTATTGCAGCACTGAAAGGTAAGGTTCGGCAAGTCACGATTTATACTTCTACGGAAGGTGAAGGAGTTGAACAAGAGTTTGTTCGTGACGGCATGGATATGCAGGTCTTCTGGAAAAATGTAGAATTGTTATTGGAAAAATGCCCAGACATTCGGTTTGTATATATGAC